TGGCAGATTAAAGCGCCCTGCAGCACTCTGGTGATGTTGCCGCGCGCGCCTCGACGGACGTTGATGCACGCTGCGCGGGTTCGCGGCCCCCAGATGCCGTCTTCGGACAATCCAGCGCCGCACTGGGCGTTGAGCTCGTGCTGCAGCGTGCGCACAAGGTGCCGCTTGGTGTCGGGGCCGTAAATGCCGTCTGCCGCGCACCCGAGCCACGACTGCACCTCAGCGATGCCGCCGTTAGCGGGAGCGGCCTGCTGCGGCTCTTGTGCGGGTTCTCCCGAGTAGGTGGGCATTTCGTCCGAGCCGCCCGTGATATAGGCGTGCAGCTCGTTCCAGGCGGGATTGTTCGCCCCGGCATAGTACGCTGGGCAGTCCTTGCGCCCGCTGTGGCAGTCCCAGTGGCGCACGACGCGGCCCGCGCCGATGTTGTGGCGCTGCATGAGCGTGCCGACAAGCTCTTTTAGCTGTTGCTTCTCGGCGTCGGTGAACTCTTCGCCGTTCGAGCACACCTCGATGCTGATTGACTGGTTGTTGCGCACGTAGGCCGTGCAGCCCTTCCAGGCTCCCACAGCCCAGGCCGTGTCGGTATCGTCCAGAATCTGGTAGCACTCGCCGCCGTCGACCACGTAGTGATACGAGCTTTCGTGCTGGTCGTTCTGGGCATACGATGCTTCATCGCGCGCCGACGCCGTGTTGCCCGTGTTGTGCACGACGATGTACATATCGGAGTTTCCGCCGACCCTGTAGTTTCCCGAATGGGCGTGGAACTCTCGGCTGATTTCCATTTAGGCTCTCCAATCTCCGAAGTATGATGCTGCGAAAATTACGGCGATCGCGAGCACGACCGCCATTTGTTCGACGGTCACTTACGCTCCCAGCTTGCCGACGCTCGCGCCGTCCCCGACTTCGGGGATGCCCGCCACGCTCGTGAGCACCGACAGGATGCCGGCGAGCAAGGCAGCGCTGCCGCACAGCGCCCAGTCGACGCCGCCCATGGCGGTTGACGTGCCGATGATTGCCACCGCTGCCTGCGCCGCCGTCTTGATTGCGCGGACGGCCGCCGCCTTCGCCCATTGCTTGATTTCGTCGCTCATGATTCATTCCTTTCCCGTAAAGTGGCGCTCGCATCGGGCCTCGACCGACTCGATGCGACTTGCGAGTGCTGTGATCTGCTCGGCGTGCCGCGCCAATACCTGGCTGTGGTCGTTGACCGAGCGGTTGAGCTCGCGCACGGTGTCGCGCGTCTCACGGCTCATGTCGGCGATGCTGTCGAGCTTCGACGACATGGCCTGGCGCTCCGCCGCCCTCGCCTCCTCGCGCGAGCGGTCGGCCGAGGCGTCGCGCCGGATGGTGAGCGCCACCGTGACCACGGCGGCTATCACGCTCACGAGCGTCACCAGTTGCTCGAAGCTCATGGGGCTCATCACCGGCATCCTCCCGCCTTTTCGCTCGCGCCCTTCTGATGACTGAAATCTACCCATGGTGTCGCGCTGGAAATCCCAGGGCGGCGCACCGCCCCAGGGCGTCGACTCGCCCTGGGATTTTTCGACAAAGGAGCCCATATGCTTTTCGACCAAGCCGTGTACGAGTACCTCGAAGCCAAGCAGCCTCGGCTGCGCGAGACCACCATGGCGGGCTACGTGTCGGCCATCGAGTGCCACCTGCTGCCCAAGTGGGCGGGCCGCGAGATCGAGGACGTGACGCACGAGGAGCTGCAAAAGTGGGTCGATTCGTTCGACCTCCCTGGGGCCGCCGAGAAGGCGTACAAAACCTTCCGGCAGATTTACCGCTGGACTCTGCGCAAGCACCAGCTGCGTGTGTGGGACATTACCCAGGGCGTCGAGCTGCCGGCGAAACCGCGACGCGAGGTCAAGGCCGCGAGCGCAAAGCAGCTCAAGTCGGTGCTCACGGGCATACGGGGCGAGGCATGGGAGGCCGTCGTGGTCTGCCAGGCCGCGCTCGGACTGCGCCGGTCAGAGGCGTGCGCGCTCACGTGGGGAGACGTCAACCTGTCGACGGGCGAGACCCGCATCGACAAGGGAGCCCACCGCATAGGCGGGCGCACGATCGTGACGCCCACCAAGACGCCGAAGTCCACGCGCACCCTCGTGCTCCCCAGGTGGGCGGTGGCCAGGCTGCGCGAGCTCAAGCGCGCAAAAAGGCCGTCGAAGGCCGACGGGCTGTGCTCGCTCGCGCCCGACGCCATATCGAGGCGCTTCCGCTCGTGGTGCCGCAGCCGCGGTCTCGACCTCACGATGATGAGGCTGCGGCACACCTTCGCGAGCCTGAGCCTGGCGGCGGGCGTCCCGCTCGAGGTTGTGGCCATGGAGATGGGCCACTCGACCACCGAGACGTGCTACAGCCGATATCTAGCCAGCAGCACGGCGGTCTTCCGCAAGGCACAGAGGACTTTCGAGGACGCGCTACTGAGCGCGTGATTCCGTATCCCAAAATACGGAAAGCATCAAAGCCGTGACCGATGCGGCGGGCGACGCCTGGCACACGATGCTCAACGGAGCCGTGTCGTACCGCACCGTCGCGCCGGGTACTGTCCTGCTGCATGTGGAAAACGTGACGCTCACCGGCGGCGTAATACGCGGCGTAGGGCAGCTCCCGATTGCCTACAGGCCGTCTTCCGACCGATCCGGCGCGGTCTCTGACGGAAACGGCTCCGGAATCGTCATCGTGCGCGGCAACGGCAACGTCGAATTGTACGCGGGCGCAAGCGGTGACTACTCGGGCTTCGTGGCGTACTAGCAGCCCACGGGGTAGGCGATCTCGCCGCGAAAGGCATTCACGCTGTGCGACTGTCCGCTGAGCGAGTACATGAGCAGGCGCCCGTCGGGGCACGCCTCCACGATGCAGTCGTCCAGCCCGATTGACGCTTGCCAGTAGCTCGCCGGGCGGTAGCCTGCGGCGATGGTGCCGATTAGGCTTGCGCTGCCGACGCCGGGCACGAGCGACGTGCCGCTCTGCCCCCATCGCGACACCCTGATGACCGCGACGCCCGCGCGCTCGAAGCCCTCAACCTCGATGTCGCCCCACTTCGCGGTCACGATGCCCGAGCGGGCCTGGGATACGGAATTCCGGCACTTACACAAGCTTTGCAGGCGCTACCAACGTACCAAAGTGCCACATCCCTTTGCTGTCGGTGAAGGTCGCCGAATGGCGCAGCGACACGACATTCCCGTAAGCGTAGAAGAACCGGTGCGCGTTATGGCTATCTGCCACGTTCGTCGCTGGGATTACGTACGATTCGCCGATAAACTCAACGTTGTTGGCCTTCGCGATCTCGATATTTTCCCAGGCGTTTTTCGTGCAGTCGTTCGCGAACTCGAAGTAGATACTGACAAACGCGAACCCCCCCGATGTACACGCCTTTCACGTCGTGCCAGTCAGGCAAGCTAGCGAGGGTGAACTTGATTGGAATTGCGAATCGGGATACGGAATGCTACCGCCACCCTATGGCCTTCACTATCGTGATGAAGTCACCGAAGGTCTGCTGCCCAGTTGTAATGTTCCTCTGGCCGCACAGATAGGTGCTTTCCATTTGCGCGGTGCTGACCGACCTGTCGCTGATGACGAACGTCTTTGTCTTCACGAACATTTCCGATTGGATATTCCACTTGGCGCAGCTCGCCACAACGGTGGTCGTAGTCGACGGATTCGCAATCGCCTCCGTGAATATGTCCCCGTCGTCGGTCCGGAACATCAGCTCGACGCGCGAAAAGTTCTGCACGGGCTCCGATAGCGTCGCTCCGGAGCTCATCGGGTTGTCCCAATCATCGAATAGGACCACGGGCTTCATCTGGGATACGGAATCCCCGAGGGCCTTGAGGGAGGGCAGCACGGTGAAGAGCTGCACGGGGGCGCCGACGCTCACGCCGGTGATGGGCAGGCGCCACAGCGGCATGTCGACGGTCGTCTTGCCGTCGATGATGGAGCCGGTGTTGTATGCCGGGTCGGAGGGCGTGCCCGTGGTGGCGGTGCCCTTGATGACGGCGAGCGACACCGACTCCACGCCCGTGGAGGTGGCCTTCGAGTAGCGCGCCACCACCAGGTCGCGTCGGTTCTGGCCGGAGACGCCGTTGGCCACCGAGAGCGAGGTTGCGCTCTCGCTCGCCACGTCGCGGCCGTTGATGCGGGCCATGCCCGTCCCGATCGTGACGCTGTTGGCGCTCGCCACCGTGCACTTGAACTTCTGCAGCACGTCGAGCACGTACATGCCCGTGCCGGCCACGCCGGCGTTGGCGAGGCCCGCCTGCGCGGCGGTGACGTGCTCGGTGCCCGTATGGCCCGTTACCAGCTCGATTGCCATGGCTAGGCCTCCTTATCGGTCGTCTTGTTGCTCACGAAGTCCAGTACCTCGCCGTCCTGCTTCGAGATGAGCACGCGGTAGGGCGCGTAGCAGTCGGGGCACAGCAGGCGGTCGTCGGGCTGGCCGTTCGAGTCGATGCGCTTGACGTTGCGCCAGGACTGCGCGTCGGGGTTGGTGGAGGTCGCGTAGAGTACCTTCCCGCAGCGGTCGCACACGTATTGGTTGTATCCAGTCGTCATGGCCATATGGCGGCTCCTCTCTTTCGACGTCCAGATTGTCGGCCAGGTGTCGCTACGCGGTGCGGTGCCAGGCGATGGGCCCCGTGGTCGTGGCGAGCTTGCTCCACTTCCCGCCGTAGGTCGCGGGATTGAAGCCCGAGTCGCTCGTGTAGAAGTAGCTCCCCACGGGGTGGTTGGCCAGGAAGATCGTGGCGGTCGACGGCGTGGTGCCGGCTGGGCCCTGCGGCCCCTGCGGCCCGGTCGCGCCCGTCTTACCGGTAGGCCCTTGAGGCCCCGTCGGCCCCGTCGGCCCTTGAGGCCCGGTCGCCCCCGTCGCTCCTTTCGCGCCGGTGGCCCCGGTAGGGCCCTGAGCTCCCGTCGCTCCCTTGATGGAGCCCGCGTAGGCCCACTTCGCCGCAGCGGCCGCGCCCGCGACGGTGCAGCGGTACACGGCCCCCGTAGAGGTGTTGAGGTAGTAGTCACCGACGAGCGCCGACGAGATGCCCGTGGAGAATACGGCGGCAGTGGTGGACGTGCCGGTGACAGCGGTTCCGCTGTACCATTGGCTGCCGCGCTGGCCCGTCGCGCCCGTCGCGCCCTTCGGCCCCTGGGCTCCGGTCGCGCCCTGCGGGCCCTGGGGGCCGGTGGGCCCCGTGGCCCCTGTATCGCCTTTGACGCCCTGATCGCCCTTGGCTCCCTGGGGCAGGCCAAGATTGAGCGTCCAGTGGGGCGAGGCGCCCGAGAGCGACGCCGTGGCCTTGCCGCCCGTGGCCACGGTCGACACCGTGCCGATAGCGACCGTGGCCCCGTCGATGGTCTTCTGGGCCTTGGCTGCGGCCGCGCTGGCGGCGGAGGCGTCTTCCACGCCCTGCTGGGCCGTCTTCGAGACGGCGTCGAGCTCGCCCTGCGTGACGTCGGCCGAGATGGTGCGGCCCGAAATGGAGATGCCCGCGCCGGCGGTGTAGACGCTGCCGCACGACGATCCGCCCGACACCGACATGCTGGAGGACGCCGCCCTGGCGTCACCGCCGACCTCGTAGGACACCGTGGGGCGGCCCGATGCGCCGACCTTCACGATCTTCTTGGTGATGACCGCGCTCGCGGCGACCCCGGTTTGGGGGTCTTCCGCGCCCACGACGTCGCCCACGTCGTAGGACTCGGCGGGGGATGGCAGGCTGAGCTTGACCGTGTCGGCGAGCTGGAGCTCGGCCAGCTTCTTCTTCCCGTCCTCTTTCAGGTCCTCGAGCTCGGCGCTGGAGTAGTCGTACACGGCGGCGCGGTGGTCGGCCCCGAAGAGGCTCTGGGTCTCGGAGATGTTGCCGGCGGCGTCTGCGTAGCAGTCGTAGCGGATGCGGTCCTTGAGCTCGCCCTTGCCAAGGCACACCAAGTGGTTGACTGGGCGGGCGTCGCGCTCGATGTCGACGTCCACCAGGTCGCCGTTGAAAACGTCCCCCGACGTGTAGTCGGCGGCCTTCGCGGCCGACAGGACGGCCCGGGAGCCGTCCCAGGCGATGAGCAGCTTGGCGCCGGAGGCCCGCAGCATCTTGAGGATGCCGGCGTAGCCCGTCGTGTAGCGGTCGAAGGTGTGCGACACCGTGACGCCGCTCGCGGCCGTCGAGGCCCTGAAGAGCGAGCCCAGGCCCATACGCGATACGAGCGAGCCCAGCACGGCGTTGGCCTCGCCCGACACGGTCAGGTAGTCCTGACCGGAGTCGGGGCAGAGCACCTGGTCGTCGAGGATGCCGTGCCACGTGCGCCCGCCGTAGGTGAGCTCGTGGGAGCCCGTGCTCGCGCCCGGCTTCGTCACGCGCCCGCCGAGCTCCGTGCCCTCGGCGTACACGAGGCAGCCGACCTCCAGGCGCACTGGCTGGCGCGAGTCGAGCGCGATGGTGAAGTCGTTCTCGTCGCTGCCCCACGCGAAGTCGCATTCTGCCGCCTGCAGGACGCCCGCGTCCTGCCATTTTTCGTCTGTATAGATCAGTTCCATTCGGGCTGGCTCGCCTCCTCGAAGAGCACCAGGTCGAAGTCGAAGCGGCCCGACGCCGCGACCTCGTGGGAGCCCGGCTCCACGGGCTGGAATACGTAGGTGCCGCTGCCCTCCGCGCCGCGCTGGCGCTTGGAGAAGACGTTATGAACGAATCCGTACTCCCCGCGCAGCACGATGGAGCGGTCGCGGCAGTCGACGGTCAGGATGGAGCCCTCGGGCACCTCCACGTCGACCTTGTGCACGTCGTCCCCGATCTGGACGTAGGGCGAGGACGCGGGGCCGTACACGCGCAGGAGGAAGCCGCACGCCGACGCGGCGGGGTTCTCAAGCTCGGGGAGGGCCGAGTCCATGCCGAAGTCGTGCGGGTAGCCGTGCGGGTAATCGAGGCCGCCCGAGTCCGCCGACTGCTTGACCTGCCGGTACTCGGTCAGGCGCTCGCGCACCCAGCAGGAGCGCTCGCAGAGCAGCTTGAGCTCCACCTCGGCCCAGCGCGGCCCCATGTGCCACTTGGTCGTGGAGCACCCCACGACCATGCAGCGCATAGACCACTCGCCGACCGAAAGGTGGCCGTACTGGCCGGCGGCCACGTCGGACTCGGCGAGGGCCCTCAATTCGTTGCGGAGGGCCATGCCCTCGGCGTCGCTCTCGGCCGCTATGCCGACCTTGAGCTGCACGGTCTCGAGGCGCTTGCGCCCGAAGCCCACGGCGCGCCCGTTGGCCTCGTCCCACTCCCAGTCCGTCATATCGCGGAATTTCGAATCGAAGTAGTGCAGGCTGCCGCCGGGCGCCCCGAAAGTCAGCGAGCGCCCGTCGTGCGTGGTGTAGGTCACCGCGCGGTCGTCCACTTAGACCACCTCCCTCACGAGGCGTCCGACCTCGCGCTTGTCCCAAACGATGCTCGCCCCCGAGGCTGCGGCCCCCGCTGCGTCGTCGACCGCCGAGAGCAGCGCGTCGAGCTTGGCCATGAGCGAGGCGTGCCGCGCGTCGTCGGCCGCCTGCGACTGCTGGGCGGCGGCGGCCCAGGCCTGCTGGCCGTTGGCCACGGCCGCGCTAGGCAGGGCCAGCTCGGGCACGGAGAGGCGCACGCCCTGGGAGCCCCAGGCGCCCACCGTGCGTTCAGCGAGCGACTGCACGGCGCGCTCCACGCCCTCGCCCCGGCCGATGCCGATGGCGAGGCCCTGGTTGACGTACTCGCCGATGCCTCGGAAGACGCGCGAAGGAGAGGCGATGCCGAGGGCCGATTTCGCCGACGAGATGGCGTTGTTGGCCACGTCGGCGATGGCGCCGGCCACGCGGCCCATCCCGTCCCTGATGCCGTTCACGAGGCCGTTGATGATCTGGCCGCCGATTTCCGCGACGCGCCCGGGGATGGACTGCAGGCCACCGATGATGTTGCTGGCGAAGCTCGAGGCCGCGCTCGCAGCGCCGCTCGCCATCTGACCGACGAAGCCGCCGACGTTGCCTATGATGCTCGAGAGCACGCCGCCGACCCCGCCGATGGCTCCCGAGATGGCCCCCACGAGGCTCGAGAGGAACCCCGAGCCCGCGCTGGCCGCGTTGGAAATCATCGAGCCGACCCACGAGGCCACGCCTCCAATGATGCTGGCGAGCACGCCCGCCACGGCCCCGATGGCGCCGGAGATGGAGCCCGACAGGCCGGAGAGGAAGTCGGCGCCCGCCTCGGTGCCCCCGGTGCCCATGCTCACGGCCCAGCCCACGATCGTGTCGACGATGGTGCCGAGCAGCGAGGCCACGGCGTCGACGGCGAGCGTGCCGACCTGGCCCACGGCGTCGAGGATGGCCCCGAGGCACTGCAGGGCGCCCATGAGGATGGTGGGGGCGTTCTGGACCAGGTAGGCCGCGATGGTCACGACGAGGCCCAGGATGTCGGCCGCGAGCTGCGGCAAAATCACCGGCAGGGCCTGGCAGATTCCCATGAAGAGCTGCCCGGCCGCCGCCAGGATGGTGGGAGCGTTCTCCGCCAATGAGACGGCTACCATGTTGATGATGTCGGTGACGCCCTGGAGTATGTCGGTCGCGTGCTCGCCGAGGTAGGCGGCGGCCTGCGCCACGAGCCCGAGCACGGCCGTGATGACCGAGGGCCCGTAGGCCACGATGACGCCCACGGCCTGCGTGAGGATGCCGCCGATGCCGTCGAGCAGGGTCTGCAGGGCCGCTCCCCAGTCGACAGCCGCGAGCGCGGCCACGACGGGCGCGAAGGCCGCCGGCACGCCCGTCGCGAGCTGCTGGCCGATGACGGGGAGCGCGCCGGCGAGGGAGGGGCCGAGGGCCTGCACGGCGTCGACGAGCCCCTGCATGGCGGCGGGCACCGCCTGGGCCATCTGGCCGCCGATGTCCGGCAATGACTCGACGAGCGTTTGCCCGACCTGCGATACGGCGTCGAAGAGGTCGCCCGCGTTGGCGGACACGGCGCCGGCGAGCTGCGTGATGACGCCTGGGACCGTCGTGATGATCGTGTTGGCGATGATCTGCAACCGGGGGATGATGTTTCCTGCGGCCGTCGTGACGCTGTCGACGAGCTGCGTGGTGAGCTGGCCCATGTCGGCCTCGTTGTTGCCGAGGCCCGCCAGCCAATTCTGCCAGGCGGCCTTGGCCATGTTCACGCTGCCCTCGATGGTCGTGGCGGCCTCGCGGGCGGTCGTGCCGGCGATCTGCTGCTTCTCCTGGATCTGCTGGATGGCCTGCACGACGTCGGCGAAGCTGTCGATGGAGAGGTCGGAGGCCTGCCCGTTCGCCGCGCCCCAGGCGTTGGCGTCGTCGATGAGGCGCTGCATCTCCTCCTTCGTGCCGCCGTAGCCGAGCTTGAGGTTGTCCAGCATCGTGTAGTTCTGCTTGGAGAAGCCCTGGAAGGCGTTCTGCACGTCGGTCATCGACGTGCCGAAAGTATTTACGTTGTCAGACATGGCCCGCATGGCCACGTCGGTCATCTCGGCGGCCTTCTGGGTGTCGCCGCCCAGGGAGTTGATGAGCGAGGCCGAGAAGCTCGTGGCCTGCTCCATGTACTGGTTGGCGCTCATGCCGGCGGTCTTGTAGGCCTGCGCGGCGTTGTTCATGACCGTCTGCTGCGCGCTCTGGTTGCGGTTCCAGGCGTCGATGACCTGGTCGACCGCCTTGTTGTTGGCGGCCGCGTACTCCTCGACCGACTGGCCTGCGTTGCCGTAGAGCTTGGCCACGCCGCCGGACAGCTGCTCGTAGTCCGAGTAGGCGGACAGGGCCTCCTTGCCCATCCACGCCACGCCGCCCGCCGCTGCGGCCGCTCCCGCCGCCGCGACCTTGAGCGCGGCGCCCGCCACGCTGCCGATGGCACCGAAGGCCGATTGGGTCGCGCTGCCGAGGCGGGCCACCGCCGCCTCGTACTTGCTCGAGTCGGCGAGGATGTCGATTACCACGCGCCCGTCGGACATCGGCCCCTCCTTACATGGAGGCCCCGTTGACCTCCCCGTTAGCTGCGGCCTCCTCGCGCGTCCGCGCCGGCAGCATGAGCGCCGCCTTCTGCTCGCGGAGCGCCGATCGCTGGGCATCGGTCATGCCCTTGGCGTCGAGGTCGGCCGCCCGTACACCTATCGCCCTCATGGTGCGCGACGTGTCGCTCAGGCCGTCGAATAGGGCCTTGAAGCGCCACCAGTGCATGGCGCAGTCGGGGTCGGTCAGGTCGATGCCGTACTCGCGCTGGAAGTCGGCGACCACGAGCGGGCCGTCCCAGTCCCAGTCGAAGAGCCTCTTGCGGGCGAGCTTGCGCTGGGAGCGCGTGGGCGGCCTGCCCTGCCCGGGCTCGCGCTCGCAGGCCAGGAAGGCGCCTATCGCGTCGAGCGCCTCCTGCGGGCGCCTCATGGCGGCGGGCAGGTCGGCGCGGTCGAAGGCGAGCGCCATGGCGGCCTCTGCCCTCTCTCCTGCGGGCACGTCGGCCCGCGACAGGACGCGGCTCACGTCGACCCACGTGCGCCAGTCGGTGTCTATACGGAGCGGCGCCCCGCCCACCGCGAGGGAGGACGGGGCGCCGCCGGTCAGGACGCCCCTCATCGGGGCTGCGCTTCGAAGGTCTCGAGCAGCCCGTCGAGCCGCGCGGAGTCGGCCTGGGACTGCACCTCCTCGTAGAGGTAGGCCAAAAGCTCCAGCTCGTCGATCACGTTGGCCGGGCGGCCGCCCAGCACCTCGTCGAATGCCTCGTCACCGAGCAGGGCGCGGATGACCTCGCGCACCTTGCCCGAGAGCGTGCGGTAGAGCTTGCCGTCCTTGGCCAGCTGGTCGTAGCTGATGCCGTCGGCGAGCTTCTGCACCGCCAGCAGGCGGTCGGCCATGTCGGAGTCGCCCTGCTCGATCTTGTAGGCCTTGCCCTCGATCTCGACGGCGACCTCGTGCTTGCGGAAGCTGAATCCCTGCGCTTTCTTCTTCGCCATTTTTTCCTCCTAGTCGATTACGGGTTACGCGGACGCTGCGGTGAACTTTTTGGAGCTGGGGTCCCAATCGCCCTTCGTCCAATCGTTGTCGCTCATCGTGAGCGTGCCGGTGAGCTTCACCGGCTCGCCGGCGTCGTTCTTGCCCATCTGGGACGGGCTCAGGAGGTAGGCCGCCTTCTTGGCCCACAGGGTCGAGGGGGCAGAGCCCTTCTGCCATGTGCGCACGCGCATGACCTCGCAGGCGATGTTGGAATCGTCCTCGTGGTCGGCGAGCCAAGCGTCCAGGGGGTCGTTGGTGTACATATCCTTCTCGTAGTCGATGCTCGCGCTCTTGCCGGTGACGAATTTCTTCTTCTGCTTCGTGTCGATGTAGTCGGGTTCGTAGGTGTCGGAGTCGTCGTCGAACTCCCAGGAGAGCAGGTTGGTCACGTCCTGCCAGGTGGGGCTGGACTCCGTGCCGATGTTGATGTAGTCCTTGAGCTCGTAGCCCCAGACGGGCACGCTCTCGGTCGTGGTGGCGGCGGTGATGCCGGTGTCAGCCATGCTAGGCCTCCTTTGTCTTGTACATTACGGAAAAAGAGATCTGCCAGTCCTCGAAGCGCTCGGTGCGCCCGAGGCAGGTTGGGATGGTGGCGGCGCGGTGCAGGTAGACGGTCGCGCCGGGGACTTCAAGCGGGCCGTCCTCGAAGGCGCGGCCCAGGTCGGCGAGCCATTTGAAGGCGGCCAGGCGGTCGCCCTCGGAGACCGCCGCGACGCGCAGCGTGGCGTCGAAGGGGAAGGCCTCGAGCGGCGCGCCCTGGATGTATCGGCGCTGGTACGCCTCCGCGCTCGCCGGCTGCAGCATGAGCCTCGGCAGCTCGCCGGGCTCCGCCGTCAGGTCCTCGAACACCGCCCTCGCGGGCGGCTCCATCGACGCCGCTATGGCGTCCATGCGCTCGAGGACGGCGAACGCCACGTCGACGTTGTAGGCGTCAGCCATTGCCCATCGCCTCCTTCACGGCCTCTTCGGCCTCCTTCATCCACTGCTCCATGTGCGACGCCTTGGCGGCTTCGAACCATCGCATGGTCGTGCCTGGATAGGTCTTGTGCGGGCAGCCGTAGTACTGCGCCCGCGCGTAGGGCACGGCCGCGCTGCCGTATATCAGGCGGCCGCCCTGCGGGTCGCTCTCGGTCTGGGCCGAGCGCCTGAGGTCGCCGCTCTTCATGGGCACGAAGGGCTCCGAGTCGCGGCGGGCGGCCATGACGAGCGCCGATATGGCGGCGCCCCTCGCGGCCGTGCCCTTCGCCGAGGCCCCGGAGAAGTCCATCTGTCCGATTCGAAGGTTCACGACGCGCTCGCCTCCCAGTGGTGGGGCAGCGGCCCCGCCAGGAAGACTGGGCGACAGGCGGTCACGGCGAGGGCCGACGGGGACGGCGAGTCCCCGGCCACGTCCCCCAGCGCGACGCGGTCGTGCCGCGCCAGGGGAGGCTCTGCGGAGGGCGGCAGGATGAGCGCCGCCGCGCGGGACGTCGTGTCCCCGCCGGTGCCCTCGGAGTGCCCGCCGGTCTCGCTCCATCGGCAGCGGGCGATCGTGCTGCGCTCCCAGGACGCCTTGCGGCCCTCCTCGGAGAGCCGCCAGCGGGTTATCGTGTGCGGGTACATGGCCATCACGCCCACGTCCCCATGCACGGCGCGCCCGAAAGCGCGCGCTCCACGGCCCCGTCGATGCCGTCGGCGGAATCGCCCACGGTCACCGAGGCGTCCCCGGCGCTCCAGCTCGAGGCCCCGAGCGACGGGTCGTCCACGTGCTCGGCGGCCGCGAAGACGGCGCGGCGGTAGGCCTCGGCGTCGGCTCCCTCGAGCGCGTCAACGTCGAAGAGCGCGAGCCGCGCCCGCACCACGTCGAGGGCGCGGGGCAGCGCGGCGGCGTAGGCTGCCTCGTCGAGGCGCGTTCCGCCCGCCTGCGCGTACTGCTCGAAAGTCGGGGCCGCCATGGCTTACGCTCCGGCCGTGGTCTTGATGGCGCCCACGACCACGCGGTCGATGAGCTCGGCGTAGAGGCCGATGCCGTAGAGGGCCACGGTGGTGTTGGTCAAATTGACGTAATTGGCGTCGTGGTGCACGCCCACGAGGCCCGTCTCGTCGGTCGTGAAGTCGAAGGCCTGCTTGATGTCGGCGTTGGCCGGGTTGAGGTAGTACAGCACGAGGTTGCCGACGGCGGTGCCCTTGACGGAGCCCTTCTTGGCCAGCGGCGTGACGATCACGTTGTAGAGGCCCAGGAACTTGGTCAGGTAGGTGACGCCCATTTCCTCGCTCATCGTGGCGTAGTTGGCGCTGTCGGCCAGGTAGTCTGCGGCGTCGTAGCTGTTGACCAGATAGACCATGTCCGACTCGGTCAGGCCCTCGTCCTTCCACAGGTCGGCGAGCTTGGCGCTCGTCTGGGCGAGCGCGGCGCGAAGGCCCACGCCCTCGGCTTTACCCGTGCCCGTCTCCATGAAGGACGCGAAGTCGGCGCGGATTGCGCCCTGGATGTCCTTCATGAGCGCCGTGTCGGTGTCGACGACGGCCTGCGCGTAGCCGGCCTCGTTGATGGCCTCGATGGTCGTGGCCTTGCGGTGCTTCTTGAGCTCGAGGGTGAGCTCGCTCACCTTCTTCTTGGTGTACTTGGACAGGGGGATGTCCTCGCCCTCGGCCACCGCTCCGTCCTGGAGCGTGCCGCTGGTCTTGTAGATGGCCACCTTCTGGCCGGGCACCTTCTCAACTCGGCGGTAGACGCCCAAGAGCTGCATGAAGGCGTTCAGGCTGTTGGTGAACTGGGATACGAAGTCGACTTCGCTCACGCGCTGGATGTCGGCTGCGGTAACGTTGTTCGCGTCTGCGGGCATATCAGTCTCCTAACTTAAAAGCCGAAGAGCTCGTGGTTGTCGACGATGGCCTTGCGTCGCTTGGCCGGGTCCTTGATGGCCACGATCTCCTCTTTCGTCATCTTCTTGGCCGCGCCCGCCGGCTGCTGCGCCGTGGGCACGGTGTTGCCGGACGCTTCCGGCTGGGCTTTGAACAGGTACGGGTAGGCCTCCTGCAGCTTGGCTGTGTCGAGGCCGCTGATGTGGCCGTCGGGGGCGATGTCGACGCCCTCCATGTCGACGTGCGCCATGAGCGCCGCCGCGTCGATGCAGCCCGCCTGGGCGAGGCTGCCCTGCACGGCGAGGCGCTTGTTGGACGCCGCCCACTTGGCCTTCTCCCCCTCGTAGGCCTTCTTGGCCTCGTCGTTGGCCGCCTTCACGGCCGCCGCGACGTCTTCCTGGGTGAGGGCCTTGCCGAGCTTGGCGTCTAGCTCGTCGCGCTGCTTCTGCATGGCCTGCAGCTGCTCCTTGAGTTGGGCGTTCTCGCCCGTGAGCCGCTTGTTGGCCTCCGTGAGGTCGGGGCCTCCCTTCGGCTCGCCCTGGGGCTCCTGCTGCTGGCTGGTTTCCTCCGCCATGCCTGCTCCTTTCGTCGTGTTTGGTGCGCGCTTCACTGCGCGACTGACGGTGCGCCTCTCCGCTCGGCGCTCGCGATGCGGCCCTCTCCGCTCGGGCCAGGCGATGATGAGATGGTCACGCAGGTGTCGCTTTCGGCATGAGGACATGAAAAAAGCCCCGCCGAAGCGGGGCCTTGGATGCGAATATATAGCGATTAGTTACAGGAAAACGCCTTTGTTGTCAGCTTCCTTCAGGTACTCTTGCAAATCGAAATACCACTCGGAGTATTCCTTCGACGCATATTTCCTCACCATATCGTCGACGTGGTCGTAAGCTCTCTTGTCTCTGATGAGCTGGGTAAGCCTTTCGTCTTCTTCGACCAGTTCATCTGGAATTGGCTTTAGCATTGCCGAACTCCTTCTCGATGGCGGCGCTCAGCGCCGTGGTCTTTCCTGCCTCTTCCCGCTCAAGAGCGAGCATTACGATTTCCTCGGGTTTGCCGATGATCCAATTATACATTTTCGCACCGGCCATTTCGATTACCAGGTCCTTGTACTTTGCGCTGTTCACTCTGACTCCGAGAGCTCTTCTCGCGCTCTTCAGAGCCGACAAACTGAACAGACAGTATGCGTCATTCCCCTGCGTTTTCAGAAAATCCTTCATGTGCGAGCTACGCTCGGCGTCTATGGCATGCGCTGCTTCATGGAAGCCTGTTATGTACGCGTCGGTAGTATCAGGCGCTATAGTGATCGCGTCGACCATCGGATCGTAGGAGCCCTCGTTCTTCTTCATCTTTTCTGATTTTATATAGCGCACGTCTGCCTTCCCGTATTTCTCAACGGCTCTCTCTACACCGGCTGCAGCGCCTTTCTGCAAGTCGAGCGGGAGGGCCTTGAACGAATCGGACGCCTGGATGCCGTGCTTGGCCATGAGTCTGTCGGCCACTTCCTCCGGCGTCGAAAGGCGCTCGATCTCCGGGTTGCTCCACTTCACAGGCCCCGCCGCTTTTGACCTCATGCGCGCCTGTGGCTTCCATTTGTCCCCGGTGAGCGCCCTGGGCTGCTTGGCCACGCCGTAGGCCTTCTCGCGCTCCGGCATGCGCTGCAGGTTCTTGGCGGCGCACCAATCGCGCAGGCGCTTCTGCTGCCTGCCCAGCACGAGGCGCTTCTGCACGTAGGCGGGCGATTCGAGGCCCGCCCCCGCCTGCTCCATGGCGGCTATCTGGCGCTTGGTCGCGCGGATGGCCCGCTCCATGGCGCGCTGCCTCTGGGTGGCCTCGTAGTACTCTTCGGAGCTCATGCCGAAGTGCTCGCGCTCGGCTGCGAAGCTGCGGTCGGGCAGCTCCGTGATTCCCGGGTAGTAGGGGTTGAGGCTGTGCTTGCAGTTGACCCCGTGCAGGCCCTGCTTCGTGCCGTAGCCGGTGAGCTCCACGAGGCCCGGGTACTTCACGCCGTCGACGGTAGCGGGGCCGTCCATGCAGGCGGGCCTGCCCTGCCACACGGCGTGGCTGGGGCGCGCGCCGAAGTGGGCGTCTGTGATCACGAGCCTGTGGCCGTAGGCGCGCATGGCCTCCATGGTGAGCCTGCCGCCCGCCTGAGCCGCCTGCGTGACCACGTGCCGGCGCAGGGCCACGTCGACGCCGGCCTCCTCGCCGCTGTCGTAGCGCACCTTGCCGACCTTGCCGGCGAGCTTCGCGGCGGCCCGGGCCACGGCCTCCTCTCGCGGCATCGTGCCGAGCGCCACGGCCTGCACGGCCTCCGAGGCGGCGTCGTACCACGCCCGCTCAGCCACGGCCTCCATGCTCACGTTGTCTCTGCGCACGATCGAGGCCACGCCCTCCGCGACCGCCGCCGACAGGCGGTGGAAGTGCAGCGTCGCGCCTTTGAGGCGCTTGTCGGCCTCCCTGGCCCTCTTCGCCCCGTAGACCGACGCGAGCGCGGCCATGTCGGCGGCGGCGCTGCCCTCGAGCGCGGAGAGCACGGCGTCGCGCACCTGGTCGGGCACCACGTCGGAGTACTCGGCGAGGATGCGGCGGGCCTCGGCTGGGAACTCCCGGGCCAGCTTCTCGAGCGCGGCCTCGGCGGCCATGGTGCCGCCCTCGCCGTCGGCCGCGCGCTGCAGGGCGTCTATCGCTGCGGCCGTCATGTCGCGGACGTAGCGCTCCTGGTCGCCGTGCGCGAGCTCGTCGCAGAGGGCGTCGATTTCCTCCGATGTGAGCGCCATGGGCTAGGCCTCCACGGGCACGCCGCCCAGGGCGTCGGAGGCTCCCTGGGCCTCCCTGGCGTCGGCCTCGGTGTAGCCCTGCCAGCGCACCATGTAGCGCCAGGGCTCCAGCAGGCCTGCGGCCACGTCGGCGCGGTCGCGCTCGCGGGCGGTGTCGTCGTCCTCCATGATGCTGTCGCCAAGCTCCACGTGCACGGCGCCCGCCATGTCCGGCAGCTGCGCGCCGCCCAGGGTGCGGCAGACGTTCCCTGCGGCCTCCACGATGCCCTCCACGGCGGGCCGAACCAGGTGCTCGTGCCGGCGCACGGTGCGCATGAGCTCGGCGTTGTCGGAGGCCACCTGCTTGGCGGTCGTGATGCTGCCCGTGCTGTCGAGGCTGTAGTACTTCGTGCCGAAGCCGGCGCGCTTGCCGAGCATCTGCAGCGCCGTTGCGAGCATCTTGCGGTCCTCGTCGGCGCGCAGGGTCGGGTTGTACTCGAAGACGCCCAGGCCGCCGTCGTAGGTGTTGCTCTTGGTGGCCAGGAAGAACTGCTGCCCGTCCATCCACGGCAGGTGGATGCGGCCGTTCTGGTCTCGCTTCATCATGCTCTCGTCGACGGCGAGCATCTTGCGCCCCAAGAAGATCTCGTTCCCGAGGTTGTCGAAGGCGAGGTCGACCGTCTCGAGCACGTCCTCGAGGCCGCTGAAAAGGGCCACGCCCATGGGCGAGCCCTCCCACCAGCGGTTGTCGCGGGCGAGCCTGATGAGCTGGAAGGTGGGCAGCTCCTGGCGCGTGTCGATGGCCGTGTCGGGATCTGGCAGGCCGTCGCGGCGCACGAGCTCGCCGCCCTCGTCGAAGAGCGCGCAGCTCACGAGGTAGGTGCCGGCCGGCCCCATGCGGTGCACCTCCACCTGCGTCATGTCCTCGCCGTCGGCGCGCACGGTCGACTTGAAGGCGCAGGCCGTGCAGCCCGTCGCATCCCATTCGAGGGGCACGATGCTGCGGGCGTCGTAGCGCACGGGCACCACCGACAGCGCGGGGCTCGCGCCCGTGGCGGCCACGTTGCGCAGCTGCAGCGCCCAGGCCGCCGTGCCCGTGTCGCACATGCGCTTCACGGCCAGGGGCGCCGAGTCGTGCCAGCGCACGCGGTCGAGCCACGCGTCGAGCCACGCCTGGGCCACGCCTCCGTCGTCGACGTCGGGGCACGACACGCTCGCACGTTCGTTGTAGATGAGCGAGGCCATGTCCTCGTCGACCATCTCGGCGGGGGTGCAGCTGCGCACGCGCACCTTGTGCTCGTTGCCGTCGGCGTCTACCTCCTTGCGCTCATAGAAGGCTGCGGTGCGGGTGAGGTAGCTCCACCAGCCCTCGACGTGCGCGTCCATCGGCGTGTCGAGGGAGCGGTGCGGGAAGCCGAGCCCCGCGATCCACTTCTCGGCGTTGTAATTGAGGCCCGATTTGATGCCCATGTGCTAGCTCCTTACACGATGTCGGGGTCGGCGATGAGGTCGAAGACGGCGTACCTCACCGCGTCGATTGCGTGGTTGTCCTTGTCCGGGTAGCCCAGGAAGCGCCCGTCCTCGTCCTCCATCGCCCGATAGCGGGAGAACTCCTGGTAGGCGAGCGGGCACTTGCGGCGGTCGATGTAGATGGCGCGGCGCTTGGCCAGCCACTTGATGCCGTCGGCCACGGGCACGCGCTTTGACGCCCCCATGACGTTGACGCCGAAGTGCCTCCACGTGGCGATGTCCTTGGCGCCTGCCGCGTCGGCTCTGCACTCGTTCTCGGGGCGGCCCTCGCGGAAGTCGGGCGAGCCGTCCTCCAGGGGCAGCGGGCGGCCCTCCTCGTCGCGCTCGGCCAGGCGGCGCTTGACCTCGGAAACGTTCGTCTCGTCGAGCGCCTTTACGTTGTATAGCTCGTCGAAGACGTAGAGCTCGGCCTTCTTGCGGTCGTAGCCCACGCGCAACCAGACGAAGGGGTCGCTCGCGAAGCCCCAGTCGATGCCGCAGCGGCTCCACTTGAGCGATGCGACGTCCTCGGGCCCCAGGTCGCGGGCCACCACGTTGTCGAAGACGCGCCCGGTGAGGCCCACGCTCTCGCCCAGGTACTCGTTGCGGTAGGCCTCCTCGCTCACGGCCTTGAGGCGCTCGGCGTCGCGGTAGAACTCCTCGCCGAGGAACTCGCGCGGCACGTCGAGGTAGGTGCTCCGCAGCACGAGCGCTGCGCCCTCGGCCTCCCGTCGGGCCGCGTACAGGTGCGCCCAGTGCTCGGGGTCGGCTGGCGTGTTGAAGGCGCGGAACGTCCAGAACTTCGGCGCGGCCCCGCGCTTGATGGTCTGCTCCACCACGCGCACGGCCCGCTCGCCCTTGTTCTGGTCGAACTCCTCCCAGCAGGCGAAGCCGATGTACTGGTCCGGGCGCTGGAGGGTGAGCGACTTGGCCTTCTCGGGGTCGTCGAGCCCTCGGAACATGATCACCTGTCCCGTGCTCGGCCGGCGTATCTCCATGGGCTGCACGCCCCACTCGAACTCGCGCTCCAGCCCCATGCGCCGGATGGCCGACACGAAGCCGGCGAAAACGGAGTCGCGCAGGGTATTGCCCACGCGGCGGAAGCCCACGCCGCACAGGTGCGGGTCCTTGAGCATCAGCATGAGGGGGGCCTCTGCGAGCAGGACGGTGGACTTGAGAGAGCCGCGCCCGCTCTCGCCGATGTACTCGGAGTGTCCGTGCGCCATGATGTCGCGCCATGCGTCGGAGTAGCAGGCGGGCACGAGGCTCGCCGTGTCGATTGGCGGCAGGCCGTCGGGCGCGTCGTCCGGCGCCTCGGCCTCGCGGTCGACGCCCGAGTAGCGGTTGAGGCGGTCGGCGCTGTCGAAGAATGTTTTGGATGCTGTGTTGGCGGCGTTGGATGCGAGGCCGTTGTCCCGCATCTCCTTGTAGGCCAGATCGTTGACGGCCTCGGCGCGCTCGAGGAACTTTTTCAAGCTCCATCCGGCCTGCTCGCGGGCGTGCCGGCGGCCCTCGTCGACGATAGCCGATATCCTGCCGTCATGCATGAGCTCGCTGCCGCGTCGCGACACCGTGGCCGCCTTCATGCGGGAGGTGTCGTACGCGGCTCGGTAGGCGTCCGCGTAGTTCTTGCCGGAGATGACGGCGTCTGCGAATGCCCTTTGCTTTGGTGTCAGCGGTCTCGTGCTCATGACCGCATTCTCGCCAACGTGTCGCGGCCCGCCCGATTAGGGGAGGCGGGCCGCATCCTGGAGGACGGCGCAGGGTCGGGAAGAAAGGCAAGAAAAGAGCCCGTCCCGGCGCCTGCGCCCATTGTGCGCTACGAGTCGCTTTTGCCGCTCGCGACGAGGACCACCGCCGCCAGGATGCACGCGACGCCCGCGACCACGAGCCCGGCGGCGATCGGGAGCCCTTCTGCCACCGCCAGGGCCTCCAGCGCCGCGCTCATCGCGCCCCCCGGTACTCGCCGCAGGCCTCGTCGCCCGCGTACACCATCGGGTGGGCCATCAGCGGCCCTCCGTGCCCGTCCCCGTCTTCCTCGTCGATGACGACGTAGGGCGGGTAGCGCCTGCAGTAGCCGCACGCTAGCTCGCAGTCGGCGCCCATCGACTCGTAGGCTGCCTTCGACCACCAGAGGCAGTCTCCGCACTCGGCGCTCATGCCCGGCCCTCCCACGACGGCATGTCGCGGCCAGCGCCGCAGTTCGGGCAAAATTTCGGCTCGCAATCGCATGGAATATCCAAATCCCAGAATCCGGCTCCGTTACAGTGGTATTCGACCACGCACCCGACGAAACCGCACGATGGGCATGTGAAGGCATCAACTGGGCTCATGTTCGCCAGCTTCGCATCGTCCACGAGCTCATGCGAAAAATCGATCATTTCATGGGGGCGCCACCTCTGGTGGCCAGGGTTTGCCCCGCACGCTGGGCAGAATCCAGCTTTTCTAGTCATCGTCGCTCACCACCTTCGCTCCGCAGTTGAGGCAATAGCTAGGGCCATCTGGCTCGTCAGTCATTAAGGTGTGCCCGCAACTCAACGTGTAATAGAGCCCGTACTCTCCCTCCCATACCTCAGCTACGACGCACGTGCGATCCTGCGGCTCTATGAGGTCGGCTAGGCGTGCGAAGACGTCCGCGCCAAGAGTCCAGCCGCTGAACCCCAGAAGCGCCGCCATATCCTCGTACTGCGTCGATGGGATACCCGGACACACGTTCACGTGGGCCCTATTCTTGCGCCATATGCTCTCGCGCTCCCGCAGCCTCGCCGCCACCTCGCGGCGCTCTTCGTCAGTCACCATCGCGTTCACCATCGACTTTCACCACTATAGTTCACGGAGCAGCCTAGCCAATCATGCCTGGCCGGGCTCACCACCTCGCACGCAGGGTCGATGAGGTCTGCGAGCTTTTCGATGACGACATTGAAGTCGTGATAGTCCTCGAAGCCGACCACCACCTCGGCAAGCTCGTCGAAGAACTGCTCCTTGTACTTGATGGAGCGGCCAATGATAAGGTTTCGCAGGTTCTCCGCCACCTCTCGGCGCTCGTTGTCGCTAGCCATCAATCGCCCTCCTCTATCTCGTATCCAAGATCGCGTATCGCCTTGCCGCCCGTGGCGTCGAAGTGCCAGCGGTACTCATCTTCCCAGCCCATCAAGGGTCTGGTCAGGTCGATACGGAATGCCAGCGTATCGGGCCCGCCCGTGGTAAGCGTGCACGGGCAGAAATCGACGATTATCGCGTGCCCGTCTCCCACGTCCCATACCTCGGTTAGCCCGCCGTGGTAGATGTTGCGTCTGAGCCGCACAAGACGCGCTCGCTTCGTCTCGCTCATCGCTCGTCCTCCTTCGCCAGTTTGCGAATTCGCTCGGCCCAGTCGGCACCGCCGTCCACGTCCGCTTCCTCGATCTCGGCGGCGATGCGCTCTAGCGAGTCGGGGCGCTCGTGGGCAACCTCGTGCGCAAACACGTTCACGCAGCCAAACATCGCGTCCGAAAGCGACACTGTCCAGCAATTGCCGACGGACTCGATGCGGAGCACTTTGCGCTCGCCGCTCCATATCTTGCTGCGCACGATGTCACCCGGCTTGATAGGCACGCCGTCCTTGTCCACGGGCAGCTCGACATACTCGGCTTCGATGCGGTCGGCGATGCACCCCAGCTCATCAACTTGATTCGGAAACAGGTCACCCTTAGAGATGAACTCTCGTATCTCGTCGCTAATCTTCATCGTTTCCTCCTTTTGCTCGCGGTCGAGCACTCGTGGCAGTACCTCTGCCTGGCCACGTACCGCTCGAACTCCCTTCCGCATTTCTCGCACACCGCGCGCCCCATGTTGTGCTCGCCCGACCATCTGCGGCCGGCGGCCACGCACTCTGGGCACGTCTGGCAGCGCTTTACCTCGCGCCTTGGCACGAAGGTCTTCCCGCACACACGGCACCTGCGCGGGGCGCACTCCAGGTCGACCGTCCGCACCTTTAGCTTGGCTATGGCCAGCGCCGCCTCCAGGCTCTCGCGGTCGTGGTAGGGGATGCCCGATTGGTTGATGATGCCGACCAGCGACTTGGGCGCCGCCACCAGGTTGTCCGGGTCGTCGTTGCGATAGTCCCTGTCGGCGTGCATGACCTGGCAGCCGTCCGGCACGGGGCCGTAGGCTCGCTCGTAGGCGAGCACGTGCCTGGGCCGCCAGTTGTCCTTCGTGCCGGGGTTGTCGGGGTGCTCGCGCACCTTGACCAGCACGTAGCCCTTGCCGGTGTCGCGCTCTGTGCCCACGGGCAGCGCCTTTGAGCGCGGGTCTCCCGACCAGTCGCGCGTCACCCTCGTGCCGAGCCGCCTGCGAGCCTCCGACACCTGCTGCACGGTGAGCCGCACGCCGAACTCCTCCGCGAAGGCGTCTGCGAGCTGCCGCCTGGTGCCCTTGTCGTGATCGCGCACCCATTCGAGCCATTCGGGATGCTCGCCCCAGCGCACGGGCCGTTGGGCCTTGGTCATCCAATCGTTGGCCTTGAGCAGCCCGAGCTTCCGGGCGTGGAGCGCGACGCACGAGCGGCCGTACTCCATCCCAAAAAGCTCGGTCATCTCGCGGGCCGTGTCGTCGATGGTGCCGTGCGCGTAGTGCTCGCGCAGCCAGGCCTCCGTCTCGGGCGTCCAGCGAGGGCTACGCATCGAGGAGGCCCCTCATCTGCTCGACGCTCTGCGCGTCTCCCAGGCCGGCCAGGTCGGCGCGCAGGCGCACCACGTCGGCCACCTGCTGGCTCACCGCCACCGACTGCATGGCCACGGCGCTCACCGCCTTGGCCCGCTTTATCTCGTCTCCCAGATGCTCGTCGGCCACGTCTATCGAGTCGAGCCTCTCGAGCTCGCGCGCCAGCGCGTCAATCGTCGTTTTCAGCATCTCTCGTCCTTTCTGCAGGAGAGGCAGACCTTGCCGCGCCCGTCTCTCGTCCTCTTGTCAGGCGGGAAGGCCTCCAGGGGCAGCTCCTCGCCGCACTCTTCGCACCTCTTGCGCCTCTCGCGGTTCCACTCGCTCGCGATGTCGGGGAAGATGCGCGTCCCGCGCTCGTCGTCTCCGTGGAACCCCTTGACCATGCCGTACACCCTCATGAGCGCCCTCCTATCGGCTCGCCCCACCTTTTCGCCTCGGCCCATCCCAGAAGCGGGCCGTAGAGCCGGGCGAAGGCCTCCCAGGCCTCGGGGTCGCCCATCGGCTCCCTCGTGAGCAGGCGGCACCAGCCGCCGAGCGCGTCGGCCCAGTTGATGTGCAGCAGCTTGGCGTGCACCAGGCCGTGGCAGCCGTCGAGGTTGCCCGACCCGCAGAGCCTGATTTTGGGTATCAGGCGCTCCATCTCGCGCGTCACGCCGCCCATGCCCTTGGGGATGACGTGGTGCAGGTTCGTGGCGCCGGCGCGGCCGCAGTTCGCGCAGTGCTCGCCGTCGTCGACGTCGGGCCTGCCGAGCAGCGCCTCGTAGTACAGCGCCCTCATGCCGTGAACCTCGCCTGGGCGTAATCACGCCCGATCTGCTCGCGGATGATGTCGGCCTCGCGCTTGCGCAGGTTGACCTCCTCGCGGTCGCTGTCGTAGTCGGCCTCGGCGCACTCGACGCGCATGGCGAGCTCGCGCACCTCGTCGCAGCCCTCCGCGTAGGCGCGGCTCTCGGCCACGCTGGAGCCTCCCGCGCGGCGCTCGAGCATCCGCTTGGCGAGCGCCGCCTTGTACGAGGCCCGCAGCTCCGCCTTGCGGTGGCCGCTCACCCTTGCGCGGGAGTTGGCCGCGAAGGCCTGCTGCATGGCCTCCGACAGGGCCTGCTCGAGGGCCAGCCCCTCGGCGTCGTCGTAGGCGATCATGGCTCGAACCTCCTGTCTGCGCCGTCGAAAACGGCCACGTCGGCGCCGCCCAGGAGGCGGCTCATGATGGCCTCGCCCGGCTCGCCGTAGCGCGCCTTGAGGGCCCCGCTCGCCACGTTGGTCGTCGCCACGGTCGGCCGCGCGTGCGCCGTTCTGGCGTCGAGCACGTCGAAGATGCGCTCGACCGCCCATGCGGTCGCGCTCTCCTTGCCCAGGTCGTCGACGAAGAGCACGGGCACTCCCGACAGCCAGTCAATGACCTCGTCCTCGGACTTTCCCGTCGAGTAGCACTCCTTGATGCGGCGCAGGTGCCCGCCCATGGTGTCGAAGGCGCACGACACGCCGCGCTCCATGAGCTCGCGGTAGAGCCCGTAGGCGTTCGTGGTCTTGCCGGTGCCGGTGCTGCCGGCCATCACGAGGTTGCGGCGCTCTCCGGCGAGGTACGACCCGAGCCACCGCTTGCATGCGACGTGCTCTGGCCTCGCGGTCGAGTACGACTCCGGCAGCGTCTCCTCGAGCCTCCGCCGCAACCGACGCCTCCTGTCCTCCCTGCGCTGCTCGGCGAAGGCCAGCGCGCGCTCGCGCTGCTCTGCGTAGACGGCCTCGAGCAGGGCGCTAGAAGCCGTATTTCGCGGCAGACCCGTCATCTTCGGCCACCCCCGATCTCTCCATGTCCTCCCGCACCCAGTTGCGCAGCGCGGCCTTCCAGTCCTTCATGGGGGCGCGGCCCCCGACCTTCCAGCCGTTGCTGGCGAAGTGGTCGTGGAAGCGCTCGGCGCTGAAGTTGCACGCCTCGAGGTCTATGCGCTTCGATGCTGCGTAGCCCTTCGCGTACTCGGCGACCTCCTCGACCGTCGGCGGGGGCATCCGCGCGCCTGCGCGCGTCCCCCCTCCTTGTACTGGTTTGGTCTGGTTTGGTTTGGTTTGGTTTGGGTTTCCGTTTTTCGGTAACCCCAGGTTTTTAATTTCCAAAACCTGGGGTTTTTCGGTTTCTGGAACCTGGGGTTTTCCAACTTCCAAAACCTGGGGTTTTTGAGTTTCCAAAACCTGGGGTTTTTCGGTTTCTGGAACCTGGGGTTTCTCGGTTTCCTGATGACCTTTGCGCGGCCTGCCGCCTTTGCTGCCGCCGCTTCTGCTTGCCTTCGAGTTGTCGATGTCCTCGCACATGAGCGAGAACATCAGGTCGAGCGGGTAGGGGAGGCTGGGGACCTCCCCGGTGTACCCGTACATGGTCACTGCGTAGGCGAGCTCCTTGCTCTGCTCCTTCGGGAGCTTTTCGAAGACCTCTTCGAACTTGTCGAACATGGTGAAGCTCATTTCTCGCTCCTAGAAAGGGATGTCGGCGTCGTAGAGGCCCGGCTGCTGGGGCTGCTGCGCGTAGGCCTGCTGGGGCGCGTACTGCTGCTGGGGAGGCTGGCGGTACTGCTGGGGAGCGTAGGCCTGCTGCGGCGCGTCCTGGCGCGGGCTCATGAACTCGATCTCATCCACGATGACCTCCAGCTTGGAGCGCTTCTGCCCGTCGCGCTCCCACTGGCTCCAGCGAAGCTTGCCCTCGATCGCGACCTTCGTGCCCTTGTGCAGGTAGCCCGACACGGCCTGGGCGCGGTTGCCGAACATGGTACAGTCGACGAAGTTTGGGCGGTCCTCCCACTCGCCGGTCTGCTGGTTCTTGGTGCGGTCGTTGACCGCCACGCCCAGGCCGAGCACGGCCGTGCCGCCCGCCGTCTGGCGCAGCTCGGGGTCGCGCGTGAGGTTGCCGGTGATGACTACTTTGTTGATGCTCATTTAGAATCGCCCTTCTTCCACGATCACGGCCTCCTGGGCCTCCTGCTCTTCATCGGGCTCGCATGCGCCCTCGTACGCTTCGACGGGAACCGCCTCGTCGACCGGGGGCCGCGCGTCGCGCGGAGGCTCCGGCACCGTCTCGACGGCCTGCACGGGCACCTCCTGCGGCGCGGGCCTGTCGGGCGCGTCGCCCATCTCGGCCTTGTCGTAGAGGCCCACGAATTGAGCCGGGTACATCTCGCGCAGCGCCTGCACGAGGGCCACCTTTCGTATCATCGTCGCGGGCTTTCCGCCTTGGCCTGCGGGCTTCCACATCGACCTGCCGGTGCTGTACTCGGCGAGGCTCACGACCGCTTCTGACGGGTGGCTGCGGTTCTTCGAGTAGACCTTGGCCCATCCTCCCACAAGCGTCTCGCGCGCCTGGTTGGCGCTCACGAGGGAGCCCGTGCGGCGCTCGAGCACCCCTCCGTGGTGCGCAACGACCACGCCGGCCTCGAAGCCGTCGAAGTCCGGCTGTCGGCAGGCGGTTTGCAGGTAGTAGTCCTTCGATACGATCACGCTGGTTTTCGCGCCTCGCGAGCTCTTGTAGCTCACCATGTAGGCGTCTCCCGCGAGCGGGTCGAGCTTGCGAGCCTGGCACATGGCCATGAATGCCACGACCTCCTTGGGGCTCGGCGAGCCGTCTCCGCTCACGATGTAGCCCAGCACCGTCTCGGGCGTGAGCTGCACCTCGCGCCCGTTCTCGGCCTTATACTTGACGATCTGCATTTAGCGCACCCCCTCGACTCGGCAGCTGCCGTGGATGCCCAGCGCGCGCAGAGCGTCGAAGAGGGCGTCCTTTGCCTCGACCGTGATAGGGTCGGTTTCGAAGCGCACCCTGACCATGGCGGGCGCCTGGGCGGGCTCGGGCTCGATGGCTGGCTCCGGTACGGGTTCCGGCTCGGGCTCGGGCATCGGCTCGGGCTCCTGATCGACGCGCTCGTCGGGCGTGCCGGCGCGGTAGGCGAGCGCCTCGTCCATGCGGCGGTTGGCCTCGTCGATGCGGGCCTGCTCCTCCTCGCGCTCGGAGTTGAGGCGCAGTGCGCGCCCCAGGTCGAGCGTGCGGAAGTACTCGGCCTCGGCCTCGGCGTAGAAGGCCATGGACTCGCGCTGCTGCTTGAGCGCGTCCCAGTCCTTCATGGTCTGCGCGATGATGGCCTCTTCCTCCTCCATG